GGAATTTACGCTGACGGGATTTGTGTCGATGAGGTTAGCCAAATGAACCCGAAACTTTGGCACGAAATATTAAGACCCGCTATTTCTGACAGACATGGGTTCGCTTATTTTATTTCGACACCAGCTGGGATGAGTAATATATTTTATGACTTATACCAATACGCATTAAGTGATCCAAAGTGGTTAGCTTATACAGCTAAAGCATCGGAAACAAATTTGGTAGAGCAAGAAGAATTAGACGCTGCTAGAGCGCAGATGGGGGAAAGTAAATTTCTCCAGGAGTTTGAGTGCGATTGGGTAGCAAATGTAACGGGTTCTATTTATGGAAACATAATACAGAAACTAGAAGATAATAAACAGATAACCAGGATCGCTTATGATCCATCGCTTTTAGTTTCGACAGCATGGGATTTGGGTTATGGAGACAACACCGCAATAATATTTTTTCAACAAGTTGGTAATCAAATAATGATTATTGATTTTTACGAAAACAATAAAGAAGGTTTGCCGCATTATGTTCAATACATAAAAGATAAAGATTATGTTTATGACGAACACTATGCGCCACACGATATAGAAGTAACAGAATTTAGTAATGGTAAGACAAGACGAGAGATTGCTTATCAATTAGGAATAAGATTTAGGGTACTGCCAAAACTTCCATTAGAAGATGGAATACACAATTTAAAAATGGTGTTACCTAAATGTTGGTTTGATGCTGAGGCAACAAAACCATTAGTAGCTGCATTAAGACATCATCATCGAAAGTTTAATGACAAGATGAGAATTTTTAGTGCAAAACCCGTTAAGGATTTTAGCTCACACGCTTGCGATGCTGCAAGATACATGGCTATATCTTTATCGGAATTACCAAGACAAAAAATAGCAGATCAGCAAACAGCTGAAAACAATTATTCAATACACCAGGAGAAATAAATTATGGGATTTTTAATGCCAAAAGTACCAGCTATGCCAGCTATACCAGAACCAAAACCTTTACCAGAACCACCAAAAGCAGAAACCAAAGATCCAGTAAGACAAGAAGAAGTAAAAGATAAAAGAGCTTTGATTAGAAGAAATAGAAAAGGAAGATCATCAACAATATTAACAACCGCTGATGGCTTAGAAGATAACGAGCTAACAACGAAAAAGAAATTATTAGGAGGATAATATGGGAGGAGTAGCAAGAATAGTAAAATCAACACCAAAAATTTTTAAAAAGGTAACACCACCACCAGCACCAGTTGCGGTAAAAACAGTTGCACCAGTTGCACCAGCAGTTGTAGCACCAACAAAAGCTGAAGTATCACAAGCAACATCAACAGATATGTCTAGTGCAGAAATTTCTATTGCAAATAAAAAAAAAGGAAGATCACAAACTATTTTAAATACATCAGGTGGTTTAGGTTCTAGTTCACTTAATACAACTAAGAAAACATTAGGAGCATAGATGGCAGAAAATGCTAAAGCAAAAATGGTAATGGAGAGATATAAAACTCTCAAAGCACAAAGAGTTACCTGGGAAGATCATTGGCAAGAAATTGCAGATTATTTTTTACCAAGAAAAGCTAACATCACAGAAAAACATACTAAAGGCGATAAACGTCACGATCAAATATTTGATGGTACAGCAACTCATGCTTTAGAATTATTATCTTCATCTTTAAATGGTATGTTGACTAATACTATTTCTCCATGGTTTGTTTTAAAATTTAGAAACCAAATGGCAGATGACAATGATGCAGCAAACGAATGGTTAGAAAGTTGCGCAAAAATCATGCAGCAAGTCTTTGCAAGATCAAACTTCCAACAAGAAATTTTTGAATTATACCATGAGCTGCTAGCATTTGGTACGTCTGCTATGTTTATTACAGATGATGCTAAAGATGATTTAAGATTTAAAACTTTACACATTTCAGAAATATTTATTACAGAAAATGAAAAAGGTTTAGTTGATAGTTTAACTAGAAAATTTCATTTAAAAAATAAAAACATACCCGCTATGTATGCGGATGCAAATCTACCAAAAGCAATTTTAACAGATATTGAAAAATCTCCATACGAAGATACAGTTATAATTCATTCTGTTTATCCAAGTGAAACACCAATGGGATATGATAATTCAAAAAATATGGATTTTGTTTCTTGTCATGTTCACGAAAAAACTGGAACTTTATTAAGAGAAAGTGGATTTAAAGAATTCCCTTATGTAGTTCCACGTTATTTAAAATCTTCATCTAACGAAGTGTATGGTAGATCTCCAGCCATGAACGCGTTGCCTGATACGAAGATGTTAAACACAATGTCTAAAACAACTATTAAAGCAGCTCAAAAACAAATTGACCCACCTTTAATGGTTCCAGATGATGGTTTCTTATTACCTGTTAGAACTGTACCAGGTGGATTAAATTTTTATAGAAGTGGTACTAGAGATAGAATTGAACCATTAAACATTGGTGCAAACAATCCATTAGGTTTAAACATGGAAGAGCAAAGAAGAAAAGCAATTAGAGCTGTCTTCTATGTTAATCAGTTAATGATGCAACAAGGTCCACAAATGACAGCAACAGAAGTTATGCAAAGAAACGAAGAAAAAATGAGATTACTTGGCCCCGTGTTAGGTAGACTACAATCTGAATTATTGCAGCCATTAATTACTAGATCTTTTAATTTATTATTAAAAAATAATAAACTACCTCCAATTCCAGAAGAAATTGGCGATCAAGATGTAGAAATTGAATATGTATCTCCATTAGCTAAAGCACAAAAAAGCCAGGAGCTGTCATCAGTTATGCGTGGAATAGAAATATTTGGATCAATGCAAAATATAGCTCCCGTTTTTGATTACATAGATATTGATGGTTTAGTTAATCACATCCAAGAAGTTTTAGGATTACCAGCTAAAATTATGAGATCAAAAGCAGAAGTACAACAAATGCAACAACAAAAACAACAAAATGAAATGGAACAAATGCAATTACAACAAGCTCAACAAGTAGCAGAAACCGCTGGCGCAGCAGCTCCAGCTTTGAAAGTTCTAAATGGACAGTAAAGATCTAAAACAATTAGAACTCAATTATAAAAAAGTTTTTAATTCTGAAGAAGGCAAAGAAGTCTTAGAAGATTTAAAAAAAAGATGCAGTTTTTATTCTACGTCTCACATAAAAGGCGATAGCCATGAAAGTGCATTTTTAGAAGGAACAAGATCTGTAATCTTGTTTATTAATAATATGCTTAATAAAAAACCAACGGAGGATAAATGAGCAGCGAAACAAACCAGGTAGCAGTTGAGCCAACAAGCCAAGTGTCTGCGGAAACACAACCAACAACATTAACAGCAGAAACAGTAGTAACAGATTGGAAAGCAAGTCTTTCAGATGAAATAAGAGCTGATAAATCTTTGGAAAATATTAAAGATGTAGAAGGTTTAGCAAAATCTTATGTTCATGCACAAAAATTAGTGGGTGCTGATAAAATTCCAGTACCTAATAAATTTGCAACAGAAAAAGATTGGGATGCAGTTTATCAAAAACTAGGTAGACCCGAAGATGCCTCTGGATACAAATATGATTTACCAGAAGATCAAACAATAGATGAAACAGCATTAAAAAATTTTTCAGATCAAGCGCACAAACTTGGATTACTTCCTGGTCAAGCAAATGGTATGGTAAAATTTTATAATGAAATGCAAGCAGCCAGTTTACAAGAACAAGATAGTGTAGCTATTGCAGCTAGAGAAAACAGTTCCAAAGAACTAAAACAAGAATGGGGCCAAGCATACGATCAAAAAATTAGCCAGGCTAACAATCTTGCAAAGACAGTTGGTATTGGAGAATTGTTTGATACTAATTTAGCAGATGGAACTAAACTAGGAGATAATCCAGTTATGATAAAAGCATTTGCACAACTAGCAGCACAAATGGGAGAAGATAGTATTACGCAATCTTCTGGGCCAATTTATCAAACACCAGCTCAAATAGAAAAAGAAATTGGAAACTTAACACAAGCTGGATCTGCTTATTGGGATAAGACACATCCTAATCATCAAATAGCAGTTGAAGAAGTTTTAGCTTTACGAGAAAAAA